AACATTCTTTTTTATATAAATATAAATAAATAAAGAATATAAAGGGTATATATATTCTATAAAATCTATAAATCCTATATTATATATATATATAGGAAAAAGGAGTACTTTGTTACAGAGTTTTAGTAGGAGAAAATTTTATGAAAAAAAGTGAAAAAGAAATTGAAGCCTATTTAGTCAGAAGTGTAAAAAATAAAAAAGGCTTGTGTATGAAATGGACTTCTCCTGGAAATGCAGGAGTACCTGACAGAATAGTTATAGTTCCAGGAGGGAAGGTTTATTTTGTGGAGCTAAAAGCCGAAGGTAAAAGAGAGAATTTATCACCTTTACAGAAAAACTTTATGCAGAAACTAAAAAACTTAAATTGTGATGTAAGAGTTGTAGCTTCATTTCAAGAAGTAGATAAGTTTATTGAGGAGGTGCTGCTTAAATGAAGTTCATACCCCATGAATACCAAAAATACTGTATTGATAGAATGATAAGTGATAATAAATTAGGTCTTATGCTGGATATGGGCTTAGGTTAGGAAAAACCATCATAACTCTATCAGCAATAGTAGATTTAAAATTTAATAGATTTGAAGTTGGAAAGGTTTTAATAGTAGCCCCTAAAAAAGTCGCAGAAGCTACCTGGACAGATGAGATAGCAAAGTGGGACCATTTATCCCTACTAAAAACATCTCTTGTTTTAGGAGGCTTACAGAAGCGTATAAAGGCACTTGCAAAAACAGCGGATATTTATGTTATAAATCGTGAGAATGTAACCTGGTTAGTTGATTATTATAAAAATACCTGGCCATTTGATATGGTGGTACTTGATGAGTGGTCTAGCTTTAAAAACCACCAATCAAAAAGGTTCAAAAGTTTGAAAGTTATTAGAAATAAAATAAGCAGAATTGTTGGACTTACTGGAACACCCGCACCAAATGGGCTTATAGACTTATGGGCACAGTTATATTTATTGGACCAGGGAGAAAGACTAGAAAAGACTATCGGAAAATTTAGAGAAAGATATTTTGAACCCGGGCAAAGAAACAGAATGGTAATTTTCAACTATGATGCCAAAGAAGGATCTAATGAAGCTATACATGAGAAAATAGCTGACATCTGTATATCTATGAAAGCAGAAGATTACCTGGAACTACCCGACATAATTTATGAGCAAGTGCCAATAGTTTTGGATAGTAAAGCCAAAAAGTCTTATGATGAACTTGAGAAAAAAGCAATACTTGAATTTGAAGATACTGAAATTACAGTTGCAAATGCAGCTGCACTATCTAACAAGTTATTACAATTAGCAAATGGAGCTATTTACAATGAGAATAGAGAAGTCTTTAAGGTGCATGATTGTAAAATTGAAAGATTTTTAGAACTAATAGAACAATTAAATGGGAAACCTGCTTTAGTATTCTATAACTTTCAACATGATAAAGACAGAATAATTGAAGCTTTAAAAGATTCTAAACTAAGAGTGAGACTTTTAAAAACTCCACAAGACCAATTAGATTGGAATAATGGAGAAATTGATATCTTACTAGCCCACCCAGCAAGTGCAGCATATGGGCTTAACTTACAGGCAGGTGGAAATCACGTAATATGGTTTGGACTTAACTGGAGCTTGGAATTATATCAACAAGCTAATAAGAGATTGCATAGGCAAGGGCAAACTGAAAAAGTTATTGTACACCACTTAATTTGTAAAGAAACAAGAGATGAAGATGTAATGGAAGCTTTAGAGAATAAAGGCGATGTTCAGGATGCACTTGTTGAAAGTTTAAAAGTTAGAATTAAGAGGACTAAGGAGGAAAATAAGAAATGAAGTTAAGAGCACACAAGAATTTTGAAGATGTATTAAAACTGCAAAAACATTTAGATAGAATTAGATAGGAGGGCTAAAATGATAGATGAAGCAGAATTATTTTATAAGATTAATAGCAAACAATTTGAGTTAGATTATAATAATTCTTTTGATAAAGATATAAGAGAATACTCTAAAACAAAAGGACAAATAGAAGCATTAGAATGGGTAAAAAGATTAATAGCAAAAGAAAGTGGAGATGAAGATTTAGAAATTGATAACTCTATTATGCTTGGAAAGGAATGGGGTTAATATGACATTAGAACAAATAGTAAAAGATTTAGAAAAACAAGGGTACATAGTAAAAATCATATTCCCAATACTGCCAAACAGTTTTGGATTTAATGATAATTTTGAAAATTTAATCAATGATAATGGTTTTTGGCTTGAAGATATTAAATATCCAGAAGGTGAAGAACCAATAAATTTTGGAGAAGATATTGAAGATTTTGAATTTACAACAGAGGATTTTAACAATATTAAATGGAATGGATATAATTGGTTGGTTGTTGTAGATAGAAAAATGGGAGAATATTCTGGAACTTCATATTTACAGGCATATAAAGATATATTTAATCTTAAAATGGAGGAGTAGTAATGGCAACACAGGAGCAAAAGATAATTTTCAGGAAGATGGAAGAAATATTAATAAACTATCCTAAGTATCAAAAAAGAATAAAAATGGAAATAGAAAATTTGCAGAATCCACAACTTAAAAAGTCGTGTGGACCAGGAGGACAATATGGAAACAACTATGACTTTAAAAGTGAAATGGAGCAGATAGAAGAACTTAAACAAAGAATTTCTAATAATATTAGTAGATATGAGGAAATAATTTTTAGGATAGATGAGTGTCTAAGTATGGTGCAAGACCACAAGGATTATGCTTTTATCAAGATGAAGTATTTTGACAAGATGACTTATGAAGAAATAGCTGATATACTTAAAATTTCTCTAAAAAGCACTTATGGAATAAGAAATAGAATTTTAGGGGCTTTGGAGATACATTTTAAAACTCAAAGGCTAATAGAATTTTAAAAAAGGTAAAAACAGGGTAAAAAAGGGGTAAAAATAGGGTTATTGTCAGGTAAAAAATAATGTGATAGTATGGTATCATATGAAATAAGTTTAGATGACTTGGCTATCTGAGGGTACGATAATTCCTCCCTTACTTAAATATAATACAGTAGTTTAAGACTCTACTCTAAAAAAGTCTTAATCTTATGGGGCATTAGTTTTAAAGACTAGAATAACAGCAATTGATATTCATTGGTGCAAATCCAATATCCCCAGCCATAATAACACCAACACTCTCACAGTACTTAAATGTACAGGATACGTTCCTTTGTGGGAGTTTTTTATTTATATATAATCTTTTAATCTTTTCAATTTACACTATATATTTTTATTTTTTTAAATAAGGGATATAATAAAAGAAAAATAAAAATAGGAGATGAGTTAAAATGTTTGAATGTCCCAAAGGGAAGAAAAAATTTAATGTTTATATACCAGAAGAAGATGAAAGTATAGATGATTTAAGTATAACAGATAGAACAGAAGAACATGATACTATATATGCTAAAAATTTAAAGGAAGCAAAAATAAAAGCATATGAAGAAAATGGAGAGTGTGTTATTCAATGGGAAAGAAAAAATGGTTTTAAAGGTGGCTACGATTATTCTGTAACTAAGGAAGAGTATAAAAAACTAAAAAACAAGAATTAATTTTTTGTTAAGGAGAACTCAAAAGGTTCTCTTTTTTTATTTATATAAATTGGAGGTGAGGTAGCATTGAAATTAAATGCAAGACAAAAGGCTTTTTGTGAATATTATGTAGTTTGTAGCAATGCTACTGAGGCTGCAATAAAGGCTGGATATAGCAAAAAGACAGCAAGAGTTATAGGGCAGGAAAACCTTACAAAACCTGCTTTAAAAAAATATATTGATGAATTAATGCAAAAATTAGAATCTGAAAGAATAGCATCCGCTGAAGAAGTTTTACAGAACTTAACCGCAATGATGAGAGGTGAAATACAAGAAGAAGTTGTAGTAGTAGAGGGAGAAGGAGATGGATTTTCTTCTGCAAGAGTAATGAAAAAGCAAGTATCGGCTAAGGAAAGAATAAAAGCAGCAGAACTTTTAGGAAAAAGATATGCTTTATTTACTGATAAAACTAAAATTGAAGGGACTTTGCCAGTTATGATTGTTGGTGAAGATGATTTAGATGAGTAAATTTATAAAAGTAAGTTTACCTCAGATTGTTGGAAAGGGATATAAATCGTTTTGGAACTTCAAGGGTAGGTATAAGGTAGTTAAAGGGTCAAGAGCTTCAAAAAAGAGCAAGACAACAGCTCTATGGATAATCTATAACATGATGAAATATAAGAATGCTAATACTCTTGTTGTTAGAAAAGTTTTTAGAACTTTAAAAGATAGTTGTTATTCAGATTTACGATGGGCAATAAATAGATTTCAAGTTCAAGACTACTGGGAATTAAAAGAAAGTCCACTTGAAATGACATATAAGCCAACTGGGCAGAAGATTTTATTTAGAGGTTTTGATGACCCATTGAAAATTACGTCAATTTCAGTACCTGTTGGGCAATTATGTTGGTGCTGGGTAGAAGAAGCCTACGAAATAACAGATGAAATTGCTTTCAATATGCTTGATGAAAGTATTAGAGGTATTGTAGAAGACCCTTTATTTAAACAAATAATCATTAGCTTCAATCCTTGGAATGAAAGACATTGGCTAAAAGCCAGATTTTTTGATAGAGAAGATGAAAATATTTTGGCACTCACTACTAATTATCTATGCAATGAGTGGCTAGATGAAGCAGATAAAAAGTTATTTGAAGACATGAAAAAGAATAACCCTAGAAGATATCAGGTTGCTGGACTTGGAAACTGGGGAATAGTAGACGGACTTGTTTATGAAAATTGGCAAGAAATGGAATTTGATTGGAGAGAAATTTTAAATAAAAGGCAAAAAGCAAAAGCAGTATTTGGGTTAGATTTTGGATATACTAATGACCCTGCTGCTTTTTTTTGTGGAATATTAGATCAGGAACAAAAGGAAATTTATGTTTTTGATGAAATATACCAAAAAGGAATGCAGAATACAGCTATTTACAACAATATAGAAAAATTAGGTTTTAAAAAAGAAATTATAGTGGCTGACAGTGCAGAGCCAAAAAGTATAGACCATTTAAAAGGTTTAGGACTTTACAGAATAAAAGCATCTAAAAAAGGAAAAGATAGCATTAATGCTGGAATACAGTTTATTCAAGATTTTAAAATTTTTATCCATCCTAGATGTGTAAATTTTTTGACAGAAATTTCTAACTATGCTTGGGATAAGGATAAATTTGGGAAAGCAGTAAATAAACCCATTGATGATTTCAATCACTTAATGGATGCTATGAGATATGCACTTGAGGATTATATGAGAAATAACTCTGTAA